CCTAAAGAAGTTAGAGCACAAAAAACCGCACAGAACGTAAAATCAGACGGATTAAAATATTAATGCGATTTAAAGAGCTAGAATCCTGTCCAAGAACATATGCTTCTAAATGTCAATGCGAAAATATTGCTATGAAAGAAGCTGACGGAGACAATTTGATAGCTCAATGTGTATTAGAACATTCTGATAAAGTCAAAGGTAATATAGTTATGATGCAAAAAGCATCAGGAGGACCAACAGTTATTAAAGGCACAATTATTGGTTTAGAACCTGGTGAACATGGTTTTCACGTGCATGAATTTGGAGATTTAAGCAAAGGCTGCGAAAGTGCAGGAGCTCACTATAATCCTGATGGTGTAGACCACGGAGATTTAGCAAAAGGGCATGTGGGAGATTTAGGAAATGTCATTGCTGACGATAGCGGTACTGCTAACATTAAAATTGTTGCTAAACGTGTAGATCTCGTAGGAGAACGAAGCATTATAGGTAGAAGCATTGTTATTCACAGTAATGTAGACGATTTAGGTAAGGGCGGAGACGAAGAAAGTTTAAAAACAGGAAATGCAGGCGATAGACTAGCCTGCGGAGTAATCGTTTTGAGAGGAGACAACAATGATTAAAAAATGGATAGACTCAAGAATAAAAGAAAGAACATCTTGGGACGGAGCTCTATTAGTTGCTTTAGGACTAATGGTGCTGTTTTTAGCACCACTTGCTAAAATTGCAGCTGGTATTGCTATTGTATACGGTGCTTGGACAATATACAAAAAAGAAGATTAAAGTTTACTAATATCTAAATCTGAACTTGCTGGCATATCCCATATTTGTTTACGGGTTATGCCCATTTTTTGTGCAAATCTTTTGCTATCACAATTACTACATACATGAAAGTAGTTGTTGTTGATCCTATTAGGATCCATTGATCCTCTATTCCTAGTAAATTCAACATCACAACTATCACACCTTAATACAACCATAGTGCTTGTACGCCAATACTCATGTAGTTTACCTAGTTTACTATGGCGTTCATGCCGCTTTGATATTGTAAATTCTTTAATGAACATACATATATTTACATTAAGATTATAAAATTGTTCGATAAATAACATTAATAGGAGTCAAGAATGGCAGTTTGTACACTAACAGAATCAGCTAAAAACAAGATCAACACACTTTGTAAAGAAAAAACAGCATATGCTGTTAGCTTAAACATGAAAGGTGGTGGTTGTGCAGGGTTTGAATACACTTGGGATTTTGCACAAGAACAAGATATCGAAGCTGGTGATGAAGTTATAGAAACTGGAGATGGTCGTTTGGTAATAGGAGCACCTAGCATTATGTTTTTAATAGGAACAGAAATAGATTATGTAAGTCAAATCTTTGGTTCTAATTTTGAAATACGTAATCCTAATGCAAAAAGCTCATGTGGCTGCGGCGTGAGTGTGAATTTTGATTTTGATAAGTTAGCAGTAAGTGCATAATTGGAGCAATAAATGGCAAAACAAGACGTAAATATTGGTGTTGAGGGTAATGACGGAACAGGTGATAGTATCCGTGAATCGTTTAGAAAAGTAAACGAAAACTTTACAGAACTATATGCTGTGTTCGGTGTTGGTGGACAAATTAATTTTACAACACTTAGCGATACACCTGATACTTTAACACCCAATACTATCGCACTAGTAAATGACACAGGATCGCAGGTACAATTAGCGGAACTAGCATCTAACAGTGCTTTAGGAACTGGACAATCAGACACCATTACTTTTAGTTTTAGTCAGCCTGGCAAACTAATTATATCAAGTCAATTTAAAGAAGTAGCTGACGACAATGATCCAACACTAAACGGACCACTATATGCTGCTGGATTTGGTATAGCAGGCGTAGGAATAAGCGAAGAGGCAGCAACCCTTGTTAACACTAGACACAATGCAGACGGAGTAAGTGGCATAACTGTAAATGATCTAGTTATTACCAAAGGATACGCAGATCAAAGATATATAACATCAGGGTTACCATTACGTGTAGCAGACGAACCAGCAGGCAAAGCGCACTATACGTTTACAATTAATGATTATGTAGACAACTATGTAGAAATCACTTCATATATTGATGTAGATCAAGTAACACAAACAGGCGGACATGGTTTAGAAAGTGGATCAAACGGAACTGCTTTTGTTTTCCGTTCAGAAGATACAGATCCTACTGGACTAGTTAGCGGTACAACTTATTACATTAGGGTAGTTTCACCTACAAGACTTGCATTATTTACAGAAGCTAATAAAGCGTTTGCAAGTGGTGACAGTGAATCTGATGCAGAAGATAATAAAATACTTGTTTCAGGATCTATAGATCCAGACGACATTCATACTTTAACTGATGCCTCATTGAACAACGATTTATCTGGAAACTTTTTATCAGATACAGCGTTACCAAGAGAAAGTATAACCAGACGTCAAGGCGATAGAATGACAGGTACATTGTATCTGGACGATCATCCTGGCGAACTTGCAGGACAAGGTGCGCCTAATGGTCCTGAAGATTTACAAGCCGCTACTAAATTTTATGTAGATAACACAGCATATAGCTCACCAGAAGTGCTATTTGTAAGTACAGCAGGTGACGACAGTATGCAAGGTGTTCCTCCCGGACGTGAAGGTACTTCCAATGTTTATGCATTTAAAACAATTAATGCAGCCGCACAAAGAGCTGATATTTTAATTAGAAGTGCTCCGTCTGAACCAGGCAACTATATGCAAACGCTTACACATTCATTGTTCCAAAATGATAGTGTAGTAATAGACGCAGACGTTGATTCACCTGTATTTGAACAAGCGAGATATTTGATAGAACAAAACAGACAATTTGTTCAAAAAGAAGTTATTAATTTTATTAATTTTAACTTTCCTGATTTTTCTTACAATCAAGAAATTTGCGAAAGAGACACAGGTTTAATATTAGATGCGATTGCATTAGATATTAACAGAGGACTAAACGCAAACTATCTAACCAGACAAGCTGCTGAAAGATACTATTCTAGTGTAAGTGGTAGAATTGCTGTTACAACACAACTTGACGAGACCAAAGCAGGTGTTGCTAAAGCAAGAGATATTATTGAAGCAGCATTAAGTAATAACTTACTCAATCAAAAAAATATTCAGAACAACGGTATTACAAGAGCAGTTCCAGGTGTTGTAACTACAACAACTGATCACGGTTTGGTAAACGGCAATATTGTCCTGTTTAAAAACATAGGCGGTATGAGTCAAATTGAAGGGCAAAAACTCTATGTTAAAGTCACAAATGCAACGACATTTGAATTGTTTACAGACAGCACATTAGAAATTCCTTATGATACAAGTGGATTTAATGCTCACACAAGTGGTGGTATAATTGGTACTAGATATCAAGTTGACGAAGACCAATTTTTTGACGATGGCTTAAAAGATATTGCAAGCGTTACATTAAACGATCCTATTAGGATTGAAACTACTACAGATCATAACTTAGTTGACACCGATGTTGTGCAGTTTAATGGTGTAGGAGGCACTGTTGAACTAAATGGAAATTCATATTACGCAAAACGTATTTCCCCTACAACTTTTGATTTGTATTCTGACAGTGGATTAACTGCAACTATTGATGGTACAACAGGATTTACTACTTATACATCAGGTGGTACTATTACATCGGATGCAGATGCAAGTGCAAGTGCTATTTCGGCTGTAACAGCAAAATTCAATCTTGTTAATACTATTATTGAAGGAGGTATTGACGCTGGTTCAACTGTTGTGTATGGTAGCACATATAAAATTGTTACTACCAACGGAAGTTCATCTTATACAGATCAAACCAGTCCAACAAATACAGATGCTTTACCTGGTAAAGTAATTCGAGGCAAACGTTCAGAAGCTATTGGTCAAATTGTTAGTTTTACAAATGGTGTTACAGCAGAGGCTGGTACTGATCCTGCAACTGGAGGTGTTGAACCGAACCCAACTGTATTCCAAGTTCACTTATTAAGTGCTAAAGATTTTGAACCAGGTGAACCTTTAGAATACGGTAACTTTGTTAGAAAGAAACAAGTCACTATCAGAGTTGAAAGTGGTATATACGAAGAAGATTTTCCTATTAGGCTTTCCAACAATGTTTCGTTAAAAGGTGACGAGTTTAGACGAGTAATAATTAAACCAAAAACAGAAACACTATCTCGGATTCCTAGAGTTTCTCAAAGTCCTTGGGCAAATCAATACTTTTACAGAGATAACGAGTTTGACGGTATAGATTTAAAAACAGAAGGTACACCTTTCTTAAACCAAGAAGGAACTGCACAGGGTAAATTTGGTTATCATTACTTGTATAAAGGTGATAGACCTATAAATGTTAAGCCTGCACTTTATAGTGGCAACGATGGAAACTTTGATACATCTGCAGCGATTATTGAAAGAAACAAAGATTACATTATAGAAGAAACAATTGAATTCATCGCTCAGCAATATCCCACATTGGTATATAGCGAGTCCAAATGTAGGAGAGACACTGGACTTATAATTGATGCACTTGTTAAGGATTTAGAGCTAGGCGGCGAAGAAAACATTTTAGAAGTACAAGGTAGTTATCATACACTTATTACAGATGGAACTGGTGATTACCTAACGCAACTTGGAGACAGTACTCAAGAAGTTGCAACAGAACAAGCTATTCAAAACATATCTGATTTAACAAGTAGTTTGCTTGTGGGTGTTGCGCCAACATATACTACTGGTTCATATACAGCGGGAAGCGCAAGTGTGCTTGCTGTGGAAACACCAGATATATCACTAGGTTCAGGTGAAGCTGGCACTGTAGCAACAGTTGGAGAACTAATTGATGTTGTAACATTTGTTTTTGATGTAGAATACAATCCACCTAAGCGTAATGACCAAATGGATTTATTCTTGATGAGTGATGCAACCATTATTAGAAACGTTACCTGTCAAGGACACGGTGGATTTATGTGTGTTCTCGATCCAGAAGGACAGGTTTTAACAAAGTCGCCCTACATTCAAACAGCATCTAGTTTTAGTAAAAGTATTAACCAGAAAAATTTTGCAGGTGGTATGTTTGTAGATGCATATGTTGGAAACTTGCCTACATCTATTATAGGTAAAACAAACGCATTTCAATTAAATGTTCAAAGTGCCGCAGGTCAAGGTTTAAGATTAAGACCACCACAGCTACCATGTCCGTTTTATGTAGAAGGAAGACGTTATCAAGTTAATGCTATATCTGATTATGACCAAGGTCAAGGTACAGCAACTATCTATCTTGATGCTAACTCAAATGACGGTGTAGGATATGACGAAACACAATTTGCAGATCCTATTGTTAACAGATCTATATTCTTGCAAACAGCAGGTAACAGAAGTTTACTTGCAAACGACTTTACACAGGTCAACGATTTAGGATACGGACTAATAGCAACAAACGCAGCATTCTCAGAACAAGTTTCAACATTTACATACTATTGTCAAACTGCTATGTATGCAAATAATGGTTCAGAAATTAGAGCTTTAAACTGTTCAAACGGTTATGGTAACTTTGGATTGATTGCAGAAGGTGCTGATCCAAACGAAATTCCAGATCAAGTTTTACTAAAAGATGATATGGTACAGCCTGCTAAAGTTTATACAGATGGCACATATACCAACTCATTTGACGATCCTAGCATTACTATATATGATTTGAAAAGACCACCTACATCAGGAAGTTTATTAACAATCGATCATGGTGGTGCTGTTGGCACATTAAATTATGCAATATCAGCAGTACAAGATCTAAGTGATCAAGACGGTGACGGAATATCTGGTGAGCCAAATGATGTTGTTGTTACAGGTATCAATACACTAGATGCTACAAGTGTATCTATAACAACTACAGGCGCTATGACTGGTACATGGAACGTAACACAAGATGGAACTACTGGTTCAGGCGTAGATGCTGAATTTGAAGTAGTAATTGATCACGCTGTAAGTCCTAACACAGCAATAGTTTCAGTAACTAGACTAGGTAGTGGACATGCTGCAGGAGATACGATTACTATACTAGGCGGCCAAATGGGCGGTACCGGAGGATTAAACAATCTTTCATTTGATATCCAAACTATATTTGGTACTACAGCAGGTGTTGTAAGCAACAAAGTATACAAACTAGATCTTAGAGCAGATGATGTATCTGCAGATGATTTTTATGGCACACTACAAACAGGATTGTCTTTAGATACTATTATAGAATATAGAGACAATTTCAGTCATTTGTTTACAGGAGTTAATTCTCCTGAAGATCTTGTAACAAGACCAAGTACAGCTATTAACTTTGACGAAAGTGATACTACAACATATAGAAGTATTTCGTTCCAAGGCACCGATGCATTTAGCCAATCACTTCCTGCAGATGAAGTTCTAACTACTTTTGAAGCTGGTTATGATTTTATTGATATGCAAGTATCAACAAGCAAACTAACTGGCGGTTATGGATCGACTCAAGGAGATACAAGACTTGCTATAAGTCCACTGGTTGCGGGAACTCCGGGAACTCCACAGGCTGAATATGCTGATACAGTTAGAATTGCTAGAGACTCAAGATCTCAACCTGCGCTAAATCCTGGTGATCCTGGTTATGATAGTGGTATGAGATTTTTATGGGACGGTAAAACACACGGTGTTACATACTATTCACCAGTCAGCGAATTTAACACAGCTGGTAGTATAACAGTTGTTCAAGACGAAACAATTACGCAGGCATCAAGTGGTGCTACTGGTAAAGTTGCAAAATCAACAACTGGTAACAATATCGAATTATACGACATCACAGGAACATTTGATACAACTAATCAACTGTCTGGCAGTACAAGCGGTGCATTGGGTGCTAACAGTGTGCCTAGTAGCATTGCTACCGGAACTTGGGCATTTGTCGAATTTACAGATGTTGCTGGATCGAATATTAACAGCAGCTATGGAGGTGCAGGTTTAAACAGTGCAGTTCCAGCAATTGAGAGAACACTTGCTGCAGGTGCTCATGAAGATGCAACAGCAGAAATTACTATTGCAATTTCACTTCTAAGAGCAACAGGGCATGATTTTACACAGATTGGTACAGGGTCATTTAACGATTCAAACTATCCAAATGTTATTTTGGGTGATCCTGTAAATGCACTAGCTGATTTTTACACAGACAGTGACAGTGCAACATCTGCACAAGTTTGGGAAAGACGCAAAGGTAGAGTGTTCTTTGTAAGCACTGACCAAGACGGATTCTTCCGTGTTGGTAAATTCTTTAGTGTAGACCAAGCAACTGGTGATATTACTTTTGCTGGTGAGATTGGGTTATCAAATGCAAACGCACTTGGATTTAAAAAGGGTGTTACTATTAATGAATTCTCAGCAGACGATAGTTTTGCAGATGAATCAGGTCAAGCAGTTCCCACAGAAAAAGCAGTTGGAAGTTATCTAACAAGAATACTTGGTTACAATCCTAAAACACTATCACAAATTTTAGGATCTTCGAATAGAATAGGACCAGGCTTCCTTCCACTAAACGGTGACAGTCCTATGGAAGGGGACCTAGACTTAGGAAGTAACACTATCCAAAACGTAGCTAATCCGAGCTCAGGCACAGACGTTACAAACAAAAATTATGTAGACGATAATGCTAACAGTTTTGCAAACTTAGCACAAATGCGTGACACAACTATTAGCACACCAACTTCTAATGAAATAATTGTTGCAACAGGCAAGAAAATTATTTTAACAGAACCAGAATCAGGCGGACTGTTTTCTGTAGGTGAAACACTTACAGGTGGAGGCTCTGGTGCTACAGGTACTATCATAGAAATAAACAATCGCATAGACGAGCAGTTTGGCTCAATTAGAGCTATTGTTTACACTCCATTAAGTGGATCTTTTGACGACAGTGATAGAGGTGCTAGTGCAATTACCAATGGTACTGCAAACGCTGATATAATTTATTCACCGCTACAAGCAGGAGTAGGAGGTCCATGGGACGAAGTAACTCATGCAAGTGAAGCAACTGCAAGTGACATCAACATAACAGTTGATAGAACTGCAACTGGTGCTGAGATAAACTTACAAATTGAAGCATTAGCCATTGAAAACGCAGATGTAAGCAATACTGCTGCAATCGCACAAAGCAAACTAGCAATGAACACAGCAGGCACTAGAGCAAATGCAACTGGTATTGCACAAAGTGATCTAGGACTTGCTACGTTTAAAGATACAGAATTTACCCATACAAATGGTTTTGTTGAATTACAAACTAGTTCAAGCACATCAACAGGTATTGCACCTGGAAAATTACAGCATATTGCAACTGATACAGTACTTGGTAGAAGTGCCGCAGGTGATGGCGCAGTAAGTGCAATTGGATTTGATACAATACTTGATCAAGGTGGCGCTCTTAGAGATGGAGAATTCCCTGCATATGTATCTGGTACTGACGTACTACTTAGAACTGCTGCAGGTACATACACAGTAAAAGATCTTTCTTCGGCATCAACTGGCGACACTGTTGTGTTGAGAAAAACAGCAACAACAGGAGTACAGGCTGGTGCTATTCAGGCAGAAGCATACATCATAGGTGGTGACGCTACTTACGAAGTTCTAAGTGCAAGCGGTACAACTTTACAATTTAAAACACCAGGGCAGGCAACTGTGCTAGAGGCAACAGGTACAGTTACAGCATCTCTGAACGTTGATATTCCTGGCTTAGTTAATGTTGGTAAACCTTATGTTGATCCTAGTGTAGGATCTCCAGTATTAATGACTGCTGAAAGTGGAACACAAACAAACTCAGGAAATGCAGCAGCTGGAGGTAGATCAGGAAAAGGATTTGTAGCAAGTAACTGGATTTACACAAAAGCAATTGAAGCACTAGATGAAGGTGCTAATGGCGGTACTAATTCAACTGGTATTACTTTTGGTGCTAATGTTGGATTCTCTGAAGGTGGCGCAGATACTATAGTTGCATTTACAAATGGTGCGGCAAGAGCAAGAATAAACAACAGTGGATTGCAGGTTGATGACATATCATCTCTAAGTGCTAATACAAATTTAACCCTAAGCGGTAATGGCACAGGTATTGTTACAATTAATGACGCCTTAACTGTAGATACAATTCAATCAAGAACAACAAATGCAAGTCTTTTACTAAGCGGAAACGGTACTGGTGTAGTTAGTGTGCAAGACAGCCTTATTGTTAGCGGAACATCTAATTTAAATGGATCTGTTAACTTAGGAGATGATGCAGCTGCAGACACAGTAACTTTTGCATCAAGAATAGATTCTAATATAGAACCAGACAGCACTGCAAACAATAGAAACCTTGGTGCAAGTTCAAGAAAATGGAACACAGTGTATGCAAGTGTGTTTGAAGGTACAGCAACGTCAGCACAATATGCTGACTTGGCAGAGAATTATCTTGCTGATGGAATGTATGCTGAAGGTACTGTTCTAATATTTGGTGGTGATCAAGAAGTTACTGTAACAAATACAAAAGGCAATACTAGAGTAGCTGGTGTTGTATCAACTAATCCTGCACACTTGATGAATTCAAATCTTGAAGGTGAGCATGTTGTAGCTATAGCACTACAAGGTCGTGTACCATGTAATGTACTTGGAAGGGTAGCCAAAGGTGATATGTTAGTGACTAGTGCAATACCTGGATATGCTATTGTAAATAATACTCCAGGAGTAGGACAAGTTATTGGTAAAGCTGTTGGCGCTAAAGATGATGACGGCAAAGGCATAGTTGAAGTTGTGGTAGGGAGAGTATAATGGCTAAGCAAACTATTAACATAGGAACAAGTGCAAACAAAGGCGACGGTGATCCATTAAGAACAGCGTTTGATAAAATCAATGACAACTTTGATGAACTTTATGCATCTACATCACTAGACTTAGACGCTATTGGCTCTAATATGATTCCTGACACTGATGCAACTTATGCACTTGGTAGTGCAAGTAAACAATGGACAGATTTGTATGTAAGAGATTTTGTTTATATTGGTAATGCAAGACTTCAAGCAGATGCCAACGGCAATCTTGTAGTAAACGGTGCAAGTATAAAAGTTGATGGTGATGTATCAGGAAGTATTTTTGCAGATGATTCTACACTATTAGTTGATGCTATCGCAGGTAAGATTGTTGGTCCTGTAGAACCTAGCGTTTTCAAACCGCCAATGCTGACACAAGCACAAATTGATGCACTTACGCCTACTGTAGGTATGATGGTGTACAACACAACCACAGGAAAATTTCAAGGGTATGCAGATGATGCAAATAATGACAGCACCACTGGTTGGGCAGATCTACACTAAATATGTATGTAATAGGAAAATAAAATGGCAGTAAGATATCCACTAATAGTTGACACCGCAGATAATAATAAAATTAAAGAATTACCGTCAGGTGATAGTTTAAATCTTAGTGGTAACAATATTGTTAATGTAGTTAATGTAACAGCAAGCGGTACATTAACCGTACAAAATCTTGCTGTTGAAAGCACATCTTTTACAGTTGATGGTAATAATTTAAACACTGTTGCGTTTACAGGAAGTTACACTGACTTATCAAATACACCTACACTTTTTGATGGCCAATATACATCTTTAACTGGACGACCAACTATTCCAGCAAGCATAGAGGATCTAGCTAACGTAGGTTCTACCTCACCTAACGACGGAGAAGTTTTAATTTATAACAACACTCTAGGCAGATACGAACCAGGTACTATAAATGCTAGTTTTGATACACAATTCCAACTTCAATCTATTGAAAATTTAAATGACGTTGCGTTTACAGGTGATAAAACAGATGATGTTTTAAAATTTGTAGGCGGCGCATGGAAAAATGCTAGGGTAGATTTTTCAGAACTTACAAGTACAACAAATGTTGTACAACAAGGTGATACACTTACAGGTTCACTTATTGGTGATGTGAAAGGAAGTGTGTTTGCAGACGATTCAACATTATTAGTAGATGGAGTAGGTGGAACTATTACAGGAACAATATCTAGTATAAACTGGATGGCAGCAAGTGACAGTTACTTAACTATTTCAAATGGTGGCTCTACTGGTCCGGGTCCTATACAAATTGTTGCATCAGCAAATTTAGATCTTTCTGCAGGCGCCGGACAAGTAATCAATGCAAACAGAAATATTGTAGCTGCTGAAGGCGTTACAGGTAATGTTACAGGCGATGTAATTGGCAGTGTGTTTGCAGATGATTCAACACTATTAGTAGATGGTGTAAATGGTGAGATACCTGGTTATGTAAAAATAGCAGATTTAAAAACAGCACTACAAGATGGTGCAGGTGATTATGCTGCATTTAAAGCCTGGGTAATAGCAAATTTATAACGGAGACATAAATGGCAATACAAAGCATAAACATTGGTAGCATTGCAAATGACGGGACAGGTGATGATCTTCGTGAAGCATTTGCAAAAGTAAACAATAACTTTTCAGAACTTGATAACAGAGTAACTATTGCTGACGGAAGTGATGCAGCTAATATAGGTGGCGGTACAGGAATATTTTCAGAAAAGATAGGTAATGAATTACAATTTAAAAGCATAGTTACATCAGGAATATCTATTAGTAATTCTGCTACAGAAGTAACGCTTACATCAGATGCAATAAATCAATTGATAGTAGTAAGTGATAGCGGAAGTATTGTCCTTAATAAATCTAATGCATCTTACAATTTATATGGCGGCACTAATATTGATACTAGGGTATCAGGAACACAACTCTTTGTAGATATTGATCCTACTAATTTAGTTCAATTAGACTTAAATCCAACTTTAGGTGGTAATTTAGATGCTAATCAAAACAATATTTCTAACGCAGCTACAATTACATCTGATGGTTTTGTTGGTCCGTTAACAGGACTAGTATACGGAATAGATGTTAGAGATCTTAACGGATTACTAGATGGGTTTGATTTTGGCGAAGTGCAAAGAAGTGCAACCAATCTAGTCGAGTGGTTAAATTTAACAACTGACGTAGATTATGGTAGTTTTTTAACTCCAGAAGATATTACATCCGACTTTGGTGCTTTTGTATAATGCGATAAATATACTAAAGGAGTATATTAATGGCACAAATCTGGACTGAACAATCAGGAAAGTTATTAGCAACTCTACAAGAAACTAATACAACAACCGTTTCGTTGCCTATTAGCGGCGAATATTTACCGTTAGATTCTAGTGGACTTACAGTTGCTTTAATAAGTGGTAATCTTCCCAAGGGCATGCGACTTATAAATGGCGAGATTGTTGGAACTCCTTTAGAGGTTGCTATTAATACTCTTAGCACATTTGTTTTAAGAGCTACACTAAACGGGGCTATATCAGATAGAACATTTAAAATTTTAGTAGAAGGTCCAGACGAACCAGTTTGGATTACAGAAGAAGGTGATCTTCCTGTTGGGCCTAACAATACGTATTTTATTATTGACAGTGCTCCATTAGATTTCCAACTACAAGCAGATGATCCAGATGTTTTAGCAGGAGAAGTATTAGAATATTATATTGCTGAAGGAGACGGAGTATTACCTCCCGGAATACAACTAACATCTGATGGAAGATTGGTAGGTATAGTTGAACCTATCCTTGCGTTAGAAAAAGCAGCCAAATCAGGATTTTACGATGAATCGAATTACAGTAATTTCCCTTACGACTTTGCGGCTAGATCATCTAATGGTTTTGATAGTTTTTATTATGATACAGGAATTTATGATTTATCTGTTCCAACAAAGTCACCACGAAAATTAAATAGGTATTATGAATTTACAGTAACAGTATCTGATGGAGATAATACTACTCGTAGAACATTTAAAATATATCTAGTTGGTGATGATTTCCTTAAAGCTGATAATACTTTAATGCAAGTTGCTAACGGAATCTTCACAGCAGATAATACTAATGTAAGAGTGCCAATATGGTTAACACCAGCAGACTTAGGATACAGAAGAGCTAATAATTACACAACACTATACTTAGATGTTCTTGATCCAAACACTATTGACGGTATAATTTATTACGAATTAAAATCAAAAAATGATGATAATTCCGAAAGTATTTTGCCTCCAGGATTGGCACTAGATCAATCAACTGGAGAACTAGCAGGAAACATTCCCTACCAACCGGCGGTTACAAGAGAATATAAATTTACAGTTGAAGCTATTAGATATGCTGTAGATACAGATACAGTAGCTCTTGTAACTTTTGCATTTTATGAAGCAAGTGTTGGAGACACAACTTTAAGGATTAATAAACTCAATACGTATTCTAAATATGCAGTTGGACAACAATTTACTATTAATCAGAACACTTATTCTGTAACAGCAATTGATGCAGAATCTAACCTTGATTACGATACAATTACTTTAGATAAAGCATTAATTGAAAAAATAGATCAAGGAACTAGTATTAACCTCGGAACAATTGAAACTAGCAATCCTGAAGAATCTCGTAAATCAAAAACCTTTACAGTCAAACTACTTGGAGAAATTGACAGTACAATCAACTGGAATACTGATAGTAATTTAGGAACAATTAATTCAAATTACATAAGCACTCTTTTTGTTAGTGCAACAACGACTGTTCCAAATGCAAGATTACTATACACACTAGAAAGTGGTAGTCTGCCGCCAGGATTAACTTTATCCTATGATGGTGAAATAATAGGAAAAATTAATAGTTTTGGCACAAGTGAAAATCCTGGACTAACAGTTTTTGATAGTCAAAATTTTAAATTAGATAATAACACTACAAGCATAGATAGAGAATTTAGTTTTACTGTTAAAGTTAGAGACCAGTTTGGTTATAGTGCAATTACAAGAACATTTAATCTAACAGTAACAGACCCAGATGATAAATTATATAGTAACTTGTTTATGCGTCCTATGTTAAAACAAGATCAAAGAACTGCATTTGAAGATATTATAAGTGATACTAGTTTATTTGATAGCGATTACATCTATCGTCCAAATGATAAAAACTTTGGTCTACAAAAAAATATGCAAATGCTTTTGTATTCTGGTATAGAAACTAAGACTGCTGATTATTATGTAAGCAGTTTCGCAAAAAATATAAAAAGAAAACAATACAAATTAGGTGAAATAAAAACAGCAATAGCAAAAACTCCGGGCACACAAGATATAATTTATGAAGTGGTTTATGTAGAGGTTATTGATCCAGCTGATTCTGAAAACGGTGATGTAAGAACTAAGTTTAAAATTAAAAATAAACAAGAAAATTTAGTTAATAGTGTAAAATATGAGCAACCAGAAGGAAGCCCTGAATTTTTAGAACCTAGTAATTTTGTAATAGGTACACGAAGATTTGGAGACGTAAAGTTTCGCCTCGTTCCTACATTAAAAGTAGGCACAAGAACAGTAGATGTAACTGTAGAAACAGCCGGTTTAATAAGTATTGGCATAAGAGATGGTGTAGATCTTGAATCAAATATTACAGTTGGTAACTTTGAACCGTTTAGATTTAGACCAGTTCCTGAAAATACTCTAAAAGTAGACAGCGATGCTTTAACTATTGACGGGTCTAATGATCAAACTAGATATATCAGCAGTATAAACAATGCGAGAAAAGCATTAAAACAAATAGGAGAAACAGAAGTAAACTTCCTTCCGCTTTGGATGCGTACATCGCAGCCTGGAAGCATAAGTATACTTGGTTACACAAAAGCAGTTCCATTATGCTACTGTAAGCCAGGAACAAGTTCTGTTATAGCAACAGCTCTAAAAAATAGAGGAATTAAATTTAATCAATTTGATTTTGATATTGATCGAGTGGTAATAGATAGTACAACGGGTAATTCAGCTGAACAGTATATAGCGTTCGCGAATTTTAAAATCAATGTTTAACAACGATAAATAATATGGAGACATAAAAAATGGCAAGTAATATAAATTCTACAGATATAGACGCTTTATATCCAGTAGCTGGACAAGACAATGATAGTCAGGGATTTAGAGATAATTTTTCTACTATAAAAAATAGTTTTGCTACCGCAGCAACTGAAATAACAGCATTGCAAGATAAAACAGCAGGAGTAGCCGCAACAGCGATTGAAGAAAACGGAAGTGTTGTTGGAGGCGATTGGAGCGGGTTTTATATACAAGATGCAAATTTTAGAGCAAATGTAGAAGAAGTATATAACATTGGTAACGTTTCTGCTAACCAAAACGTAAACTGGACCAACGGTCATTATCAAACTGTGCAAGCAGGAGCGGATATTACATTATCGCTTACTGACTGGCCTGCTAGTGGCAAATTA